GCACGGAAGATGCCCACCGGTATTTCTGAAAACACACCATCGCCAAACACCATGGTAATCTGATCATTGGTTCTGCTGGTAACAGAAAATATTGGTCTTAAGGTTGCTGTTTGTTCTGCGGCCGCTGAGTAAATGTTTTCAGTGAATGTCCACTCTCGACTGACTGTGCCTACATTGTCTAACTGAAACAACCAACGGTCTTCATTGTTAACGCCTTCAATATTAATGTTTACTGTGCGATTGGCAATGCGTTCGGCCAAATTAAAGTCTTGATTTTGCAGTGTACCTTGTTTGAAGAAAAAGAAGAATCCGTTGTTGGCTGATTGATACCCCAACTGATCATTGCGATATAATATATTAAATGTGGTGTCAGGTTTTGGACTGGGTTCGTAAATGTAATCTTGTCCAGCTGTGGTAGAAGTTGTGGCTTCAAACGGCATGTTCACACCATCCACAGTAGCAGTGTAAGGGATCACCGGCAAAAATCCTGGCACCAAGTTAATGCCATATTCGTTGGTGTCAACACCCAGGATAGTTTGACGATTAGCAGGACGGCCAATCTTTTGACTGCTAACCAAAGATGCGTTCACAATGGCATTCCACTGTTCCAACCAGTCAAAGTTTGTGGGGTCAGCCCAGTTTACCGTAACGTTGGCCAAGTTAACGCCATTAAAGTCTGTGACATTTTCTGTTGTGGTCACTGAGAATGCTTTGAGCAAGCCCTGGGCTGCGGTATTGCGTTTGGCAGTGTAACTGACCAAGTTAGCCAATCTAGTAACCGAGTCTCTGCGTTCTGCTGTGTCTAAATAGTTTTCTCTTGTGTTTAAATCTGTACGGAAAGCAAGAGCTTGACCCATAAACGCAATCACGTCCAGCAGGGCAATGTATTCTGATGATTCAATGTAGTCATTGAATGTTTCTGGATAGTACAAACGCAGGTAATCAGTAAAACTCTTGCGTAGAGTTTCAAAATCATAACTTTGAAAGTCTGCTTCGCGATAGGTTTGATAGATTTGTTTCCAATCTTCTACACCAAATATCGCTGTTTGTCTAGTGGTTTTTGCCATTGCGTCTGGGCCTTGTATTCTTTATCTGTTATTTATGTAGATAAAAAACGGCGTAGTTATACATAGCTGGCTGAACGACTGACTTGATTGAAGAATACACTTAGTATTTCAGCATCGACCCCGCCTACTGTTTGTATTTCTATTTCAATTAGCATGCCGTTTTCTTGAGGATACACGTTGATGTTACTAATGAATATTCTAGGATCGCCACCAGCCACTCGTTGCACTTCATCAATGATGCCTTGTTGAACAGCGTCAACTTGATTTTCAAACAGATAATTCCACAATACTGTGCCATATCCCGGACGGCCAGGCAGTTGACCTTGACGAATATTAAACGCATTCAAGAGATCGCGCTTGACCAATTCAAAGTCCACAAGTGTGAATTTTTTGTATTGATTCTGAGTGTTGAAGCCAACAAAGGTAGTCATAACAATATTTATGCGGTAGTTTCGGGCCTTGGATAGCCTATTGCGGTAAGGCTCGGAAGTCCCCGGCGCAGTCTTTCGGCATTCACCCGATCCCACACTATCTCGTCATTTCCAGTGTAAATCAAGTCCTCGTCTTTGGTATTGGAATAAGCACTAGATTCTATGGCTACCGGCAAAATACTAGGCACTTTGGCATTACCCACAATGCGTTTAGCGGCTGCTTCAAGTGTGTCTGTGTTTACAGTATCAATAGCAGCTATAGGTGTGTACTCCTGAAGCATGGACGGGTTTATTTTAGTTTGCGCCAAATTTACAGCAAACGCACCATTAACTGCGGCAGCATCAAATTTGGATTTGATGTCAGCCGGTAACCCAGGAGTATTTTTGGCCCAATTTAGTGTGTCAGGCACACTCTTTGCGGCATTGGTGGCCAGACCGCTAAGTGCTTGTGGTGTTAGTTTGTCTGTGGGGATTCCCAATGATTTTAAATCAGCCACACCAGAAGTCATCAATCCTTGCTGAATTTTGTTTTGAAGCCCTTCGTTGCCCAGCAACCCATCAAGACTTTTCACACCATCTCTGCCAGTCCACACTGTGGGACTTTTTAACACACTGGTAAGATTACTACTGCCTTGTGCCAAAAATGTAGCAGCAGTTCCTGGTTTAACAAGACCCCATCGTTCAAGTTGACTGGCATCAAGTCCAAATTTACCTGCACCTGCTGTGTTACTAATAGTGTCTGCACTTTGACCTACCAACTTTGACGCTTGAGCCAATGTGCTTGTTACATCGGGTAAACTCATGCTACCAAGTCCAGTTAATGCTGGTCCTTGTTTGGCAAAGTCTGCCACATTGATACCACTTGTAGGAGTTCCTTTAATCAATCCAGATATGGTACCAACTGCGGTGCTAGCCAAACTGCCTACTCGTGCAGCGGCACCAGTTAACGCACCTGTGATGGCTGATGTTGACGGTAATGAAACTCCAGCGCCTGCGCCAGCTAATGATGCGCTGATAGCAGCAGTGGCGGCGCCTGCGCCGGTAGTCAGTGAATTGAATGCGGCCGCGCCACCTTGAAGTGCGCTGGCCACTTGTGTGCCTGCTCCTTGTCCAAGTGCGCCTATACTGGCTGTGAGACTGTTCAGATTTGTACCTGCGGGTAATTTGCTAGATAATGATGCCAGTCCTTGTGTGAGCTGACTTTGTGCAGATGCTAACCCGGCAGCAGCCTGTGTAGCTGCACTTGCGGTGTCTCCAACTTTAAATCCAACAAGTCCACCACTGTTGACCTGTTGATCAAACACTGCCTTTGCTTGTTCATATGTCATGCCCGGAGGACCTTTGATTTTAAATGTTTCTGGTAGCCCGTTGTTACCTACACTTGAAGGTTGTTGCGTTGGCGCATCGAGTGGTCTCGGATATCCTAATTTGGTTAAACTTGGAAGGCCGCGGCGTAATCTTTCTTCATTGACTCGATCCCAAACAATGTAATCATCGCCGGTATAAGTTAAATCTTTATCTTTAGTGTTTGAGTACTGCCCAGATTCAAAATTAGTTACAGCGGTCTGGCTAGGTGCCGATGCCCGTGCTTCGTTAATTGCAGAGCTAATTCCAAATTGATTGAGAGAAAATGTAAATTCGCTCATGATCTTCTAGTTATTTCTATGCCAGCTGGAATAGGCACTGCACTGGGATTAGGCGGCGGCTGCCCTGCTTCTAGTGGAATTTCAATGTCCACGCCTTTGTTGTGATAGGGATATGGTTCGTGCGTGGGTGCTCGCGTCACAATACTGTCTAGGCCACCTGTTTTGACTGTCCAACCAGTGGCACTACTAAATGTAGTATCATCTAAAACAGTTGTGGTCAAGTTGTTGGGCGCTGATACCGAGTCAGCTGCTGGTCCGTTGAGATCAATACCGCCTGCGGTAAATTTTAATGCACTGCCACCGTTCCAACTTCCACTAGCACTTTGTAATGCCAAACTGCCGTCGGCCTTTATACCAATGTAATTTTTGCTGTATAGTTTTAAATTTTGTTGTGCAATAGCTGTAAGGTCTGCATCAGCTTGCAAAGTAATATCTTCTGCAGCCTTGGCTTTGATACTGCCGCCAGCATACATGTTGATGTCTCTATCAGCATGCAAGTTAATGTCGCCACGTGTGCGCAAGTTGATTGAGTTTGTGGCATACACATCTAGCGTGCCTTGTGCGCCAAGTTCAAACCAAGCCAGGCCATTGGCATGAGTGATGTAAAAGAAGTCTCCGCTGTCACTCATTGTGATTTGATGACCAGCTGTGGTTCTAAATCGTATCAGTCTGGTATTGCCATCAACATCGCCATCATCCATCACAATGCTATGACCACCCACACGACCAATCACATTGAGATCTTGAGGTTTCAATTGTCCAGTTTGAACTTTTCGTTGTATTTCCCCCAGTTTCATGCCACCTTGATACACCGCTGGTCCGGGTGTGCTAACACCAAACACAGCACTGGGACTTTCTCTCTGACTGCTACTCGATATAGGACCACGTTGTGGATCTTTAATCAAGCCTTGACGAAACATGGTTTCCGAAACTACACTTTGTATGGGCTTAGGAGCATCAAAAAATCTAGCATTTTCTTCAAGAGCAAGATTATTGGTGTTGATTTCAACCACTGGTAATTGCGATGCTCCTTTAAAATATACCGCTTGATTTGCATTTTCTGCAATTACTTGAGTAGCAACTGGTGCAGCGCCAATGGCAGGAACCATGTGTCCTATGCTTTGATCAGGTGCTGTGCCAATGTAATAGCCTTGACTGCGGTCACCATTTACAAACACACACAGCACTGTGATTCCCACATCAGGCGGAGTGAACCACATGCCATAACTGTTGGAATTACCGTCAATGTATGAGCCCACCCCTTGCTTGGCAGGATTGTATGGTGTTGATCCAAAGAACTGCGGCATGTAATTTACTGTAGTCCATTTGGTTTCGTCATTTTCATCACCGTCACTAAATGCTGTAATGTATACTTGTATGCGCCCTGATCTTATTGAATCATTGGTATTTTTTACAATGCCGTAGAAAGGACCAAATTCCGCAGGTACACCACCTCGGTCCATTTTATAATTTTGACTGCGTCCTCTACTGCGTTGAATTTGCTCTGCCATTGTTAGTCCTTAATAATCTCTTACCAATCTCTTGATATAATTTGTGGAGTTGATTGAACGCCTTCTATGGAATCTCCAGACAATCGACCTGGTGGCACAAACGGATCTCCTACGTCTAAATTTTCTCCGCTGCCCGAAGTTGGTGGAGCGGGTGGTGGAGCGGGTACTGCACCATCATTGGGACCAGGTGGTGCTGTAGTTATAGTTTGTGGCAAATTACTGCTGGGATTTACATTCAATTGTGGTGCCAACGCAGTAGAGTTACTGCTATTTCCTGCTCGTTTTGCTGCATCAGCGGCAAGAGCCAATCGTATTTGTTCGTCAGATCTTGCATTTCCTCGATCAACTTGTTTCACAGGCAATGGGGCAGTTATTGCCTTGTTTGATCCGTCTGGTTTTGGTAAATTAAACAACAGCCCTTCGATGGTTTGTTCAAATTTACCTTGTCTGAATTCACTAGTGACAGATGATGCTATGTATACTCTGCTGATAGGAGTTTTTTTACCATTAGGAGTGCTTAGTCCTGTGCCAAGATCGTAATCTTCCGGTCTATTCCAATTGACTTCAAATAATATTTGTTCAGCATCATAGTTGATTGTACCGTCAGGCAAAAAACTGCTGGTGTCAAGATTTTCTGCGTTAATGCTTCCACTAAGGCTGCCTTGTTGAATCCATGCAGGATCACCAATGATACGCATCTTAGTAGTGCCAAGATCTGCACTGGCATACAAACTGTCTGCCATATTGGCTGCTGCCTCGTTACCTCGTTCTTTACTGCCTTGCATGGATTCGCTACTAGTAGCACCATATGAGTAAATTACCAAATCTCGCATGGA